TTTATTATGCGATTAACATTATACGAATATTCACTTGTTACCATTATTTATAATATTACAGATTTCTATCATATTCTATAGCCCATGGATGCTCTTCAGAGGCTTCTATCCTTTTCACTTGTTCATGACCATCATCTATAAAACCAAAAGGCACAATGTCTTCTTCAATTTCTTTAAGTTTTTGTTTAAAGATCATATCTTTAATATTAATGTCAGTTAGGTTTGAAAAGTATGATGAAGATACAAAGTAACCAAATAAAACTAAGTTCATAACTAAATCATCATGATTTCCTACAGCAGCCTGATATGTTTGTCCTTTAGCTTCAAATGTTGATATTTCTAATATTGTCTGCTCATCAACCACATGAAGTTTATTGTTTTCTAATAAATCTTTTAAAGCGCTACAACCAAGTCGCTTAGATTTTCTATTAATATCAACACCTACAGCATTCGCTTTAACTGCAGATTCAACATGTACGTTTTCATATTCTAAATCATAATATAATCCATTACATACGACAGAACCTTGATCATTAGATTCAACTATGCAATAAGCTTTGTTGTAGACATTCGCGTACTTATATATAATATTAGGGAAGAGTAATGGAGAGATAGTATTATTGCGATACACAACAACCTGCTCAAAAGGACGAACGTTAATATCGACTAAAGAAAAAGATGAATAGTCCTGTCCTCTTCCCTTTGAAACATCAGCAACTAAAATATATTCGTGATCTTTAACTGGTTCTTTATAAATTAAACAATCTCCACCTTCTAAATATTTTATCGGCGGTTTAGCTCTTAAATCTAAAAGCGTTTGCGCATTTATTAAAGTATTACCAGTGCCGAAAAAAGTATTACCGAATTCTTGATCAAATTGCACCTGTGATGTATTGTTTATTGTTTCTTCTTTCCATTTCTCATCTCGACCGGGAACATCATGCCAATCAACTCTAAAGTTTTTATATTCATTAACTCCTTGAATTGATCCCTCCCATATCTTATGAAAGGTATTACCAATGCCATTCGCTGTTGATGTTACTATAATCTTAGTATCTCCACCAGATGATACAACAGGATATGTTGAAGTATAGAATTCTGCCGCTCTTTCAACGAAAGCAAACTCATCTAAATATAATAAGTTAATAGAAAGACCACGAATCGATGATCCCGTAGTCGCTGCAGCTATAATTCTACTATTATTGCTAAAATCGATATTAGATTTATTAAGAGCTTTACAGCCAGGTTGAAGAAAGAAAGGAATGTTTTCAAGCATAATCGTAATTCTTGCTAACATCTCTCTTGCAGTCGCACCTTTGTTAGCTAGAACAGCAATAGATTTTTCTGACTGAAATAACGCAAACCAAAGTAGATAACCACACGCAGATATTGATTTACCAGATTGTCGACAAGCAAGAACGATATTAAATCGATTATCTTCGAACTGTTTAAACATTCTTTTTTGATAAGGATATAATTCGAAAGGAACTAATCCTTTATCGAGTGAGATAATCTTTACATACTTTTCTACAAAATAGACAGGATCTTTCATGCACTTGGCATATTCTAATACTTCTTCTTGTGTGAAGTTAGAAGTAATACCGTCTTTTTTGATATTAGGATTGCCTAGATAATTTTCATTCTGGTTTTGGCGTGACATTGACCATTTCCGATTCATTCTTTAGTAGCTTTTGAAGCTCAGTTGTGGAACCAACAAAAAGATTATTTGTAGTGTTTTCAACTTTCTTAATCTCATCTTTCTTGTCAATATCTTTCTTTTTCTTATTCAGGTCCATAAGTCTATCATTTACATCAGAAATATTTTTTATCATTCCTGATAAGACTTCAAAAGCTCGAGGATGCTCACTTTCACGCGCAACCTCCATCATGAGTTCTAAACTCTGTTTTCCTTTTTCAACTAATTCATAATAAGTATCACGAGAATACTTGTAATCATTATCGATATTTTTTTCTTCAGGCGGAAAAAACTTTTCCATATCTTTTTTATCACTCATCTAAGTTCACAAACTCACGATTTTTAATATGCTGTTCTTGAATATCATCTTTAGATTGTCCTAGGTACATTACTGCATGGTGTTTGTCAATCATATAATTATTTATAGACTGATCAGCATAGTTCGTTGTTCTCCACAATTCACCTAGTATTCTTCCAAACTTACCAGTTTTATCTTTATGCGTCTTAAGTATAATACCACCTTCATCATCTAACATGCCTGTCAGAAATTTTTTAGCAGCTAATCCATATTTCTTTTCTTCTAAATCTCGAGTTCTTGATTCGGGCGTGTCTATACCAAATAATCTTATGCGTTCTTTGTGCATCCATACACCAAAACCTAAATCAATATCAACATCAACGGTATCACCATCGACTATCTTAACGATCTTTACTCTATATTCATACATTGTTAACTCGCACTATCCAAAATTGTTGTTGAAAATCCAAAGGTACTGTCATCGAGACCGATAACGTCAGATGGATTAGGAGTAACTACTATAGTTTCTAATCCTATATCTGAATCATTTAAACCAGCATTGATGTCAAATATCTTTGTTCTAGCATCACGTATGATACTATTGTCTGTGATTGGACCGTGATAACTTAGCTTCATCTCAAAGTCCAAACTGTAAATTATTGTTCTTCTCTGCTCCATTGCTCCTTCGAAATCATCAGAAAAACTTACACCATTAATTATTACTTGTATATCTTCTTTGAAATTCGGATACTCAGTTTGAAATGGCTTTATTGTAAGAGCGTACTGAGGATTAAAAGTTGGTAATATCTGCTCAACTATTTGCAACGCATCGTCCTGTGATTTAGCATATGCATTAAGTTGAAAGTTTATTGAATATGGAACAGGATTAAAAAACTTTTGTCTCTTTGTAACATCACCATCTGAAGATATTGTTGTAAAGTTACCAACTTTTGCCAATTGTCTTTGAGCATCATAAGCTATTGAAGTAATTTCAAATGACATTCTAGGCAACTTAATTGCAACTTGTGTATCTTCATTTAAATTAGGATTCTCTCTTATTCTTTCGAGATATTTTGCTTTTGGTGCATATGATAAAGGTACCTTTAATTGACTAATAACGGCGCCTGAAGAATTTTTACGAATAATATAAATGTTGTTAAAAAGCCTGCCGAACAGCGCTACCGCTTTTTTAGTTTTTGAATGATAGAAATGTGTACCGAACATTAGTTATTACTCACATCGCCGAATGGATTAGACTCGCTAAAATCAATAAAGTCTGCACCTGTTGAAAAATCTGTATTTTGTTCATTCTGAGATAATTGATTATCTTCAACTACAAGAGTTATAACGCCTGTAGCATTAGTAGTTAGTCCTGTTACAGTTGCGCTGTCTACAAACGTATGGTATTTACCATCATCTGCACCTGCATGAATTACATGAAGCTTATTATCTGAGTCAGAAAATTTAACAACCTCACCTCTCATTGTCGTGTCACCACTTGGAGATGTGATAGTTTCACCTACTTTAAATGAAGCAGCACTTAAATTGTTTAATGATAAAATATATTTGTACGCGTATGCACCTTCTAAATTATCTAGAACATCTACACCTGTATCCATTTGCTCGCCAGTGTATTCAAATAACTGACATCTTAATTTATATACTGGAAGATTGCTTAATTGATAAAAAGGTTGTTCGTGCTCAACATGCGATATCTGAAAGAAAGATTTACTTAAAGGTAAATATATCACATCACCTTCTGCAGGTCTTGAAACTGTAATTTCATTATCATATCTTTGTATAGTTTGTTCCCATCTTCTACGGGAAACAATAAAGGTAGCTTCATCTCTTATCTCTACACCGAATCGAGTAAACAAATCTCCTTCACCGTCGAAGCCTTCAGTGTTTTCGATATACATTTCAACTTTATAAGATGAGTTGAAGCTTGATACTGGATCATCACCTAGTATCTTATCTTCATTTACAATGTCTCTTGGTAAATAGTACACGTCTTGACCATAGGTCTTGAGTGCTTCAATGACTATATCTTCATAAAGCTTTTGCTCTGATCGTACTTTTTGACTGAAATAGAAGTTTGTAGCCATATCATCCTACGAAAAAGTCTGGTGGAAATTCGTGTTCTAATCTCAAGTTCTCTCTAAGAGTTGCGATCTCTCCAGTCGCATCATCATATATTTGTCTTCCGTTTAAAATGACTCCTCCGGGTAATTGCATGCCTTCAAACTTAATTAAGTTTTGACCCCACTGTTGTTTAATTAATGCAGTGGTATATTCTTTAATAAACATGTCATTGAATATTGAAGTATGATCAGTTTCACTTACTTCTGTATAAACTTCTGCGACTATATAATCGCCTTCTTTAATATCACCATCAGCAAAATCGCCGAAGATGTATAATCTATTTTGTCTTCTTGAAAATTGAACCTGTGGTGTACCGTTTAATTTCATATCTAATAACGATAAGTATTGCTGCATTTGTTCATAATAAGCTAAATCACCTGCAAAATTCATAAGATCTGCAATATCGTTTAACATCATTTGATACTTAATATCAAAAAAGTTTCTAGAATTATTAAATGAACTCGATAACGGAAACATTTTTGAAACAAAAATAATATTATCAGCTAATGTAATATATTCATTAGTAACATCAGTAGCTGTGACTTGATGTTTAAGATATGTTCTTACTGTGGCATCTGAATGAAACTCACGATAATATTGTAAAGCTTCGTCTACTCGGTCTTCCAATTGATCTTCATCAACATTAACTTCGATAACTGGTTCCCCGAGACGTCTTTTGCAATAGTCTATAAGAGTTGCACGTGATGTTGGAGTTGCCATTTTTTAAATCCTTTTATACTATTTATAATAATTTAAGATTCTGATGCTGTAAAAATATAAGCTGCACCTTTTCCACTTGCACTTGAGCTATATTGTCTAGCTCCAACTATTAATCTACCGTCTCCACCACTAATACCCACATCTTCACCAAATTCCCAATTACTAGCGACATCTGAAGCTGTAATATTTGCTTGTTGAGTCCAAGTTGCACCATCTCTTGTGAATACATATGCCTTTCCGCCAGTGCCTGCTGTTTTTGCACCTACTACTAAAATATCACCAGTGCTGTCTAGCCTACACTCCCATCCAAAAAAGTCACCATTAGCAGTATCAGAAGGTTGAATTACAGCTTGATTTGTCCAAGTCGAACCTGATCTTGTAAAAATAAACACCTTTCCTGCTTGAGTGGAACTGTTTCCATATGCACCAACTGCTATTGTATCTCCAGCTTGATTTATTGATAAACCACTATCATAAGCATATTGAGAGTTTGTGTGGCCAGATGGTTGTGTGAGCTTTGTTTGTTGGCTCCATGTAGACCCAGACCTAGTCCAAACATAGACTGCAAAATTGTTACCAGGTCGACCGCCAAACACTGCGTAATCACCAGAAATGTCTGCAGTTATACCATAGTTAGAGTTTATTGCTCCGTCTGAAGGTACTATTCTTTGCTGTTCTGACCACGTTGAACCTGATCTTGTGAATATATAAACAGCACCTTCTGCAGAATAACTTTCATCTTCGCTGTATGCACCTGCAATGAATTGATTGTTATTAGACTTATCTAATTTCATCGTTCTTTGTTTTCCAAACTGATCATCCTGATGAGCTTGAGACGGATCAACTTTTTGTTGTAAAGACCACGTTTCAGGTACACTATATTCAAAAATTGAATCACTAACAGAGCCTATCATCCACAATTTACTTCCATCTGAATTAAATCTAATCTGACGCGGTTGATCTCCTTCTTGACTACTAACATCTAAACTAATACTATCATAAGATGCAGTTGAAACATCCCATGCAGTAGATAAGCTATATTGATATATATCATGATTTGTACGACCAACGAAGTACATCTTAGTTCCAGTACTGTTAAATGTGAATCCAGTTGGAAGACCATCTTGTGATGAAACACTATAAGTTTCACTAGCATACGATGCAGTTGAAAGATCCCAAGCACTTGAAAGATTCCAAGCGCGGATAGTATCTGTTTGCTCTCCCACTACAAACATTTTTGTTCCATCGGGTTTAAAATCTATTCCGGATGCTATTGTCTCGTACGAACTAACATCTAAACTATTATTACTATACGATGCTGTGCTTAAATCAAATGCTGTCGACAAATTATATTGAAATACAACATCTCCATTAACACTTGCTTGATTATCGAGAACAAACAATTTAGTTCCATCTGAACTAAAATTCATTCCCATAGGTTGTGTCATTTGGCTACTTAAATCTAAAGAAACGTTATCGTAAGTTGCAGTCGAAACGTCGTAAGCTGTAGATAAACTATACTGATAACAACCACCAGTAGTACTGTTGATGAGTGTTTGTTGCCAACCAACAAAAAATAATTTAGTTCCATCACTGTTAAATGCAAATCCAGTAGGTCCATTATCTACAGAAGCAAATGAATAAGTTTTACTAGCGTATGATGCATTCGTTAAGTTGTAACTAGCTCTCGTATATACATAAGACTTTGTTCCATCTGGACTATTAACATCTGTATTGTTTGAACCTACTACTACTGTGTCACCAGATATTGATACAGAATGACCGAAATTGGATCCGAATGTTGTTTCTTGTATCTTTGTTTGTTCTGTCCATTGGCGTGCCTGCTCGTATATGTACACCATACCAACATCATACGGTGAAGATAAAGTATCATAACCATTTGCGCTTACTATTGCAGTTGTTGCATCTCCAGAAATTCTTGATTGATAACCAAAATAACTTTCAGCGTATACCGTACTTTGGTTTAACTCTTTTTGTTGAGTCCAAGTTGTACCAGATCTCGTAAAAACGAATGCTGAACCGGCATCAGTACTAGAACTTATGTCATCCGCATAAGCTGAAACAATAGCAGTGTTTCCATCATTTGATATACCTACGTCCCATCCAAAATAATCATTTGACGCAGCTGTTGAATGGTTTAATCTTGCTTCTTGAGTCCAAGTTGAGCCTGATCTCGTAAATACATATGCAGCACCAGCATTAGAAGCTTCTCCATCAGAAAGCGGCACCCCCACTATTACCGTATCACCACTTTGTGATATATCAACAGATGGGGCGTTCGTTCCAGGGCTACCACCACTTGGTGTTAATATTGCTTGTTGAGACCATGTACCTCCAGATAAATTAAATACGTGTGATTTATTCGAACCACCTGCTCCTACTACTATATAATTTCCATCTCCAGAAATTCCTACACCGTGTCTTTCATTACCAAATTCAGAATTGGTTATAACGGGATTAGATTGAAGTCTTTGTTGAAAAGACCACGTTGAACCTGATCTTGTAAAAACATAAACACCTCCTGTGTTACTCCCATCCTGATCTTCTTTAAAACAACCTATTACTAATGTATTACCATCATCCGTTAACGCTAAAGAACTTCCAAATCTATCACCTGAATCTAAATCAGCATCTGCATCATCATATTCTATAATTGTTTCTGATGACCAAGTTGACCCAGATCTAGTCCAAACATACACTCTACCAATATTATTGGTGCTATAGATAGCGTCAGAAAAAGCAACTGTGTCTCCGTCGCCGGAAAGAGATACAACACGACCAATATGACCCGATTGTCCGGATACTGTAATTTTCTGTTGTTGAGACCATGTTGATCCAGATCTAGTATGAACGTAGATAGCATAATCACCTCTAGCTCCGACTGCAGTAGTGTTTCCATCATTGGAAATTTCTAGACCCTGTCCATAAAAACTATTACCACCAACATCTGCACCTTGAAAATTAGCTTGTTGTTGTCCATAAGCCCAACTAAGATCTGATGCTTTGTAAATGTAAACAGCCTTATTACCTCGAGCTCCTACTACAGCGTAATCACCATCTATGTCAACAACGTTACCAAAGAAATCATTATTAGCAGCATCAGATGCAGTTATCTTATTAGCTTGAGATGTTGTTGACCAATCATATGTTACAGCAAGAGTTAATGTGAAACTACTTACCGCTGGCGCTATATTAACGCCATCTGTTGCTCTAAATGTAATACTAAATGTACCACCAGAACTGACTCCGTTGGAATCGAGTTGAGCTTGAGTTAATGATGAAATAGTAAATACACCTGAGTCTTGAGTAATTGATACAAAGTTAGATGCTGAATCTGAAAGATATGAATACGTTATTGGCAATTCTTCTGGATCTGATGCTACCATAGTAACTGTTAATGACGCTCCAACTGAATCCATTGTATAATTAGAATCAGGAGTAGTACTTAACGTTGGAGAAGTATTAACTAAAGCAATATTGTACCAACCAGTTCCATTCCAAATGTATAATCTATTAGTTTCTGTTACTAATGCCATTGAACCAGAATCAGCACTTCCTGGCAAAAGCTCTGCAGAATCGTATATCTTTGCTGATGGGTTTCCAGCATTTTGAACTATAGAGAGAGCTACTGAAGAAGAAGTACCTATAGATGTAACGGTGCTAGAATCAATAAGACTTGTTGCGGTTGTGCCACCAAGCTTAAGACTTTCTGAAGTTTCTATTTTATCAACATTAAATTTTGTTTTAATTGCGGTTGACATTAACTATCTCTAATTGTTTATGTTTATTCTCTTATTTATATAATTTCATTATGCTTTAAATACAAACGCTGCTCCAGAGCTAGTATAACTACCCTCGTCACCTTGATAATCACCTATAATAATTGAAGAATTATCTACTACAATTGCATTTCCAAATCCATCTGTTGATGCAACATCTGATCTTGTAAATACTTGCTGTTGAGTCCATGTTGATCCAGATCTTGTAAATGTGTATGCTTTACCACCATCATTACTTTGAGCTCCTACTACTACAACATCTTCGTCTGTTTTATTAATTGCAACTGCAACGCCAAATTGATCACCGGCCGCTGCGTCAGAAGCTGTCAACTTTTGTTGTTGTGACCACGATGAGCCAGATCTTGCATAAACATAAGCTGATCCTGAATTTGTTCCATCATCGTCATTATTATAAGCACCTACTATAGCAGTGTCTCCCACTAAACACACTTCTGATCCAAAGACATCACTAGCTGCAGCGTCAGAAGCTGTTAATTTGGCTTGTTGTGACCACGATGAGCCAGATCTTGTAAACACGTATGCAGATCCTGCAAGATTAACATTACCAGGATCTTCGTAATAAGCACCGACTAATAAACTGTCATCCCATAAAGATATGGCTCTTCCAAATTGATCACTAGATGCTATATCTGATGATACTACTTTTGCTTGTTGCGTCCAACTAGAGCCTGAACCAGTGAAAACATAACAAGCACCTTGGCCGTCTTTTTGAGGAGCACTAGCAGCAATCGTACCATTGTATATAGAAACTGATTGGCCAAAGCTATCATAGTTAGCTCTAGTGTCGCTTGTTTGTAGTTGTGCTGTTTGAGTCCATGTATTTCCACTTAGAGTAAAAACATAAATCATGCCAGCTTGAGTTGCGCCAGTGTCTTCTGCTGGTGCACCAACAACGCACGTAGTTCCATTTTCATCCATTGCTACATCAGTACCAAAAAAATCACCACCCTCAGTATTACTTCCTGTAAATGTTTGTTGTAAAGTCCATGCTGATCCTTCGTAAGCTCTTGTAAAATAAAGCACTTTACCTGCATTACTATCAACACCTTGTGCTCCAACTAAAGCCCTATCGCCTTTGATATCAACACTATATCCAAAATTTTGATAGTTAGCCAGCGTATATGATGGTGATAGCTGAGCTTCTTGAGCTGCAGCTGTCCAATCTGGAGTTGACGCTACAGGTGCTGCAAACGCATAAGCTGCACCAGTATTTGAATTTCCACCATCATCTTCACCATTGGCTCCAAGTAAAATTATATTACCGTCATGAGATATATCTGTATTATAAGCAGCATAACTATTAGCAGTAGCCTCATGTGTAGATCTAAATAATTTTATAGCTTGAGTCCAAGATGATCCAGATCCAGTATAAACATATAAAGCACCTATCTGGACATTTACTTTATCAGCCTCAGGTGCTGAAACTATAACAGTGCCTCCATCTCCAGACATACGAACTCCAGTGCCAAATTTCTCATTAACCGATTGACCACTTACTCCAGCTACTGTATTAGGTCCAGCTATTTTAACTTGTTGTGTCCACGTAGAACCCGATCTCGTGAATATATAGAAAGCCCCTTTTTCACTAGTATCAAAAAAAGCACCTATTGCTGCAGTATTACCATCACCAGATATACCAACTGAATGACCAAATCTTTGACTAGCAGTTGCATCACTAGATGTTAATGCAGCTTGTTCTGACCATGTGGATCCAGATCTTGTAAATATATATGTTTTTCCGAGATTGGTGCTATCGCGGTAAGCACCAGCTATTAATGTATTTCCATCATCAGAGAGATCTATAGCATCTTGTGACATTCGTTGACTATTAACTGGTGTATCAGCTTTAATTTTAGCTTGCTGTGACCAAGTACCACCAGATTTTGTGTATATATAAACAGCACCTGAATCCGATTGAGTGTCATCATCTCCATGCGAAGATACTGCAATAGTATCTCCATTGTAATTAATCTCTACTTTAGCTCCAAACGCATCATTAGCACTAATATCGCCTGGCGTTATTTTTTGTTGCTGTGTCCATGTAGAACCTGATCTTGTAAATATGTAAATAGAGCCTCGACCAGTTCCACCTTGACCTTGAGCACCTACTACTAACTCTGTTGCATCTTTATTTAAAGAGACATCACTACCAAATTTATCAGCTGACGCTGCGTCAGAAGCTGTTAAACTAGCTTGCTGCGTCCATGTAGAACCTGATCTTGTAAATATAAAAACACCACCTGCACTACTACTTAAATTTTCAGAACCAACTGCTGCATAACTACCATCTTCTGAAAGAGAAACACTAGTTCCAAACTCAGCACCACTAGTTCTTGTTGATGGGGTTATTATTGATTGCTGAAATCCTTTAGTCCAATCATATCCTAAAGAAAGAGTCAAAGTAAAACTACTTACTGCTGGAGCAATATTAACTCCGTCTGACGCTCTAAACGTAATAGTAAAGGTTCCACCAGAACTATAGCCATTAGAATCAAGTTGATCTTGAGTTAATGGAGTCACAGTAAACACTGAAGAGTCTTGAGTAATTGATACAAGATCTGCTGCAGAATCTGATGCTACATGAGAATATGTTATTGGTACTTCTTCTGGATCAGTAGCTAAAATTGTAATAGATAAAGAAGCACCGACTGAGTCCATAGAATAGTTTGAATCCGGCGTAGTTGATAAAGTTGGTGTGGTGTTAATCAAGGCAATGTTATACCAACCAGAACCGTTCCAGATATATAAGCGATTTGTTGATGATACAAACCCAAATTCACCAGAGTCATTACCACTTCCGGGAAGAAGATCCGCTGAATCATAACTTTTACACAGAAAACCACCAGTTTTACTAATAGTTTTTGCAGTAGAAGATTCTGAAGCTACACTAACAATGGCAGAAGAATCTAATAAAGATGTGAATGTTTGATCACCAATCTTAATTGATTGTTCAACTTCTAATCCGTTACTTAATATAAAATTTTTCTTAAGAGCAGTTGGCATTAATTTTTAAATCCTTATTAATCCTACTATTTATCCATCTAGTGATGCACTAGGAGGTGTAAAACTTGAAGTATATCTTGCTAATCCTTTCGTGATTCTAACATCTTGTATATAAGCTTGACAGCCGCTTGAGCTAAATGTATCGCCACTGCCTAATAATACTGGTCTATCTAATACTGTAGCATATCCACTTACATCGGTTGTTAATTCTGTTTCAGTTCCATTGAGAAAAATTGACATATATCCATTTGATTTTCTAACAAGTGCCACGTGATACCAGGTGTTCGCACTAACAGCAGAAGTAAAAATTTCTTTCGTGCCATTTAAGTTTGCAAAAAATCTAATTCTGCTGTCTGATCCTTGTTGATATAATAACCATCTTCCAGTGGAAGTACTTATATATGAACCCATTAAAAAAGAATTACTTCCTGTTTGAGTTGGATAATACCACATTTCTAATGTGTACTCTGTGTTAGTTGCGTCTAAAAAGAGATTTGTTCCTAAATCAATTCCTGCAGATGATCCACCAGAAAAATATATTGATTTTGAATCTGTAAATTTAACTTGTGTCGTCGAACCAGTTACACCACTACTCGGAATAACTAAATTTGTTCCTTGTGCTTTATCAATAATAGAAGCCTCAGTACCTTTGATATGATACTCAGTTCCTGATGAGGAATATGGTGATGTTGGAACTGTGACAGAACTTGAACTATCAGAACTAAACTCTATTTTAAAATCTGAAATATATCCAGTATAATAACCAGACGCTGAAGTACTTCTTGCTACAAACATGCTGGCTGAATTAAAATTTATTCCGGTTGAATTAGAATATGTTCCTTGTGAAGTACCATTAACTAATAATCGCCAAGTGCCTGAATTTCTTTTTAAAACAATATGTTGCCAATTATCTGCCCTAAAAACCGTACTCGTACCTGCTCCACTTTCAATTCTTACAGCACCACCGGTATATAATTTCATTTGCAAACCAGTGTCTATATAAAGAATAAATGTACTTGCAGAAGATCCGTCACCAATTGCTAATACACGCGGATAAAGCGAATTGTTAACAGCAAAACTTTCTGGATACATCCAAAAAGATATTGTAAAATCTGTAACTGATGAATTTCCTGATGTTGCTAATTTTAAGTAATCGCCATCGCCGTCAAAATAGATTGATCCGCCATGATCATCAACAGCATATGGTACATTGTCGTATGGTGTAAATGGAAGATTTTCTACACCAGATCCTTTAAATATAAAACGAGAATTTGTTGACTCATCTATGAATGTACCATTACGATAAGCTAATAAATCAGTATTTGTAATTGCTGTTAATTTTTCTGTTGGTGGTGTGAAGTTTGATGTGTAAACAGCACTGCCGTTGACTATTCTAAAATCATGAATATATCCGTTTACATTAAACGATGTGTTATAATATCTTCCTATTGATAAAGTGGTGGCACTTATACTTGTAGAATCAGTGCGGCTTATCAATGAAGAACCATCAATATATAATGTTATTAAATTATTTGAATCTCTCACTAATGCAACATGATGCCAAGTGTTTGCTGTTGGAGCAGTACTTGAATCTACTTGAGTGCCGTTAGTTGCAAATGCCCAATTGTAACTATAAGTTGAACTACGAGTGAACACACTTATAGTGTTCGTTTGATTGCCAGGTGCTAATGAAGTATTAATTTCAAAAACACCTTCCGGTCCACTTACTGTTGGCCAGTACACCCAACATTCAATCGTAAATTCATTAGTACCTATTGTGCCAATAGTTGCAGTTGAATATGCACCACTAGCCGATCCATACCAACTATACCCGCCGTGTCTATAGGGAGTGAAAGTTCCAGCAGAAGTATCATCATATGACGTTATAAGGCGACTATTAGATGATGCATCAACAATATTATTATTATCAGAAGTATCTACTGCTGTTACTAATCTAGAGGTATATTTACTGTTTGTTACTGGTCCAGCAGCCAATGTTAAAGTAAAATTAGTTACGTTAGGAACAATATTAACACCATCTGATGCTTTAAAGTTTATTGAAAATGTTCCACCTTCACTGACACCATTTGAATCGAGTTGTGATTGAGTTAATGGCGTAATCGTAAATACGCCTGAGTCTTGACTAATAGTCACAAAGGTGCTTGATGAATCTGAAGTTGCAGAATAGGTTATTGGTAAACCTTCAGGATCCGTGGCTACTAATGTAATTGTAAGTGAAGCACCAACCGAATCCATAGAATAGTTTGAATCTGGAGTCGTTGTCATTGTAGGTGTAGTATTAACTGTGGCAATGTTATACCAACCGCTTCCGTTCCAAAGATATAAACGATTAGTTTCTGTTACATAATTAAGTTCACCTGTAGTATTATTTGAAAGAGGAAGAAGTTCACTTGAATCATAACCTTTTACAATATTTCCACCTGCTGCACTTATAATTGATGCAGAATTGCTTGAGTCGGTTAGTACTGAAGTAGTTCCAGCTGAATCAATAAGAGTCGTTGCAGTAACATTCTTAAGTTTAAATCCGCCTTCAAGCTCTATTCCTTTTTCAACAATAAAGTTCTTTTTATCTGCAGTTGGCATTAACTAATTATTCCTCGGTTTTAGGCTCTTCTTCTGTTGTTAAAGACTTTACTAGTAAACTCGTAAATGCCTTTTCAGCTGTTGTAAGCTGATCAAGCTTAAAACGAAGATCAGCAGCTTTTGCTTGTAAATCTCTGATTTGAGTTATGTGATAAGTTTGCTCTTTATTAAAATCTTCAATCTTATATTCTTTATCGTCGATTATGACCATATTCGAATTGTCTTGTTTTTCCATTATATACTCCTTATATTATAATGATATCTATACTTCTGTTCTTATTGCTTTCAGTTTAACAGTTGTATCTGGATAAGTTGGACTTAATGTTAAATTAATATTACTTCCAGAATCCGCAACCACTCCGTCAAATGTTCCAAGATCAGAATCTAATAGAAGCTTACCATAACTTGTCATAGCAACATTTGTGCCGTCATGCATAAGTAAAATTTCTTCGGAATGATATTTTTTATCTCTCGCTTCAGCATTTGGTCCTGTTGTATTAAAGACATATGCTCTTCCTTTAGAACTTGAAGGATAGTTCCATGCACCTACTGCAACATCTTTTCCACTAATGGCTACAGTGTTTTCACCGCCAAATTTATTGGCTGCCGCTGTACCATCAGATGGACTTACTTTCTTTCTTTGTGTCCAACTGCCATCTGTTCCTTGTGTAAAGATATATGCGCCACCATAAGTGTCGGCACCTTCTGCACCTATTATTAAATTATTTCCATCTAAAGCAAGGGAACTTCCAAATCTTGCATTTGTTGCTGGATCGCTCGCTACTAACTTTTGGTCGTAAGTGTAAGTTCCACTACCACTAGAATCTCGCCAAACGTGGACTGCACCTGCATTAGACACAGAACTTACAGTTTCGCCATATGAACCTGCGTATATATAACTTCCATCTGGTGATATAGCTAGTGCACCTTGATCTCCGAGTTTAGCGCTACTACTAACTGTTAAAAAGTCTGAATCTTGGGCCCAACTAACATTTTTCGTATAGTAAGTGCTTATACCTTCTTGATTTGTATTAGATAAGAAAACTTGACTTCCATCGTCTCTCCATCTATGACAAGCCAGTTGATTGGTTTCATACTGCGCATCTAGATAAGTATTATCATATGAGGCAGTTGATACATCAAATGCAGTTGTTAAACTATATTGAAATATTTTCTCACTATTATTTCCAGAAACATACATTTTTGTTCCGTCTAGATTAAAAGTTAATCCTCGAGGACTTCCTTCTTGACTATTGACAGAAAAAATATCAACATAAGATGCTGTACTTATGTCATACGCGGTTGATAAAGTGTATTCTCTTACACCATTAGGTGCTGCATTATCATCGTCTAATACAAACATTTTTGTGCCGTCAAGATTAAACTGTATGTCTTGAGCTCTAGAAGTAGTTCCAATATCAATAGACTTATCTGCGTATGAAGCTGTGGTTAGATCATATGCAGTAGATAAATCATACTGAAAAATTGCATGTTCACCGCTAGAATCGGCTTCTGCTGTACTATTTGCTACAAACAATTTAGTTCCATCAGGATTAAACTTTATTCCTTTTATAGCACTTGCATCATTTTCTACATCACTAAATGCATTTGTATAAGATGCAGTTTGCATATCATAGGCAGTAGACAATGTAAACATAGCTACTCGAGATTGATTTGCATTTGAAGTTATAAACACTTTTGTACCATCAGGATGTAAATCCATACCATGAGGTTCTGATAAAGCTACAGGTGAACTGAGTTGAAAGCTTTTAAAACCTTGATCTCTACCGTTATTATCAGGTCCAGTATAAGCATTATATTGACCACTGCTTTTTCCAATATCTCCAAAATCCAATAGAAAATTAGGTGCAGTGCGTCTAAATATATAGACAGCTCCAGCATTACTACCAGCTGTATCTTCTTGAGTTGCAGCTACTAAGGCAATATTTCCATTTGAGGTTAGCGCCATACTTTGCCCAAAGAAATCATAGTTTTCTGCGTTTGATGCAGTTAGTGTTGCTTCAAGACCCCAAGCTTTGCTTGCACCTGAGCTATCAGTTGCATAAATGTAAGCCTTTCCTCTTTCAGTAGTGTCATAAGTAGCTCCAGTTATAGCAGTTTCGCCATCTTTACTTATAGCAACGTGATCGAAAGCATTACTATAAGCACTAGAAGAAGGAATGACTTTAAATGTTTGTGACCAAGTAGTATTGTCACTATCATTTGATCGATCAAGAATGAATAAGCCTTCTGTGGCACCAGTAACAGCGATAGTATCAAAATCTGAATCTGCCGCAATGGCTTGTCCAAAGTAATCCTGAGCACCTGGACTGCTAGGTTGTACCCATTGTTGATAAGTCCAAGTTCCCTCTGCGCTGTCTCTTGTGTAGTATACGGCCACTCCAGCGTTAGTAGTACTATAATCATTCCTAGTTGCACCTACTAACAATTTATTTGATCCTATAGCTATTCCTCTTCCGAATTCATCGCCATTTCCTATATTATCAGGTGTACCTGCTTCACTTCCTGTAAGGATTTGTTGTTCAGTTGCAATCGGCCAGTTTGTATAACCTGCATTCGCTGGACTACTGAGTTGCGCTATATATTTTGTAGTTCTATAAGTTGCTGCAGCAAATGAATCTATTACTTGGCCAGAGTCTGCAGTTGAAAGAGATGAATCAATTGAAGTGATACTTGATGTTTGTCTCGCTTGAACATAAGAAGAATCGATAAGAGCTGTTGTTGCTGATGAATCTAATCCACTAGTCTGTCTTGCCTGAACATAAGCTGAATCAATGAGAGCAATTGTAGTCGCTGAATCGTTTCCACCATCACTGATTGTAATTGTTTTTGTAGTGCCAGTTCCAGAGGCTGTGACAGAGCTACCTACAAAATTTAATGTTGTAGCAGCAGTTGATAATGAAGATCCTTCTTCTTGTATTGTAATTTCACCGCCAGATTGTCTTGCTTGAACATAAGAAGAATCCACAAGTGCAGTTACACCAGCAGAATCTAGACCTGAACTACTTGTCGCAATTGTAATTGTATCAGAGCCAGACGTACTGGTAAGAGTTATACCTGAGCCAGCTTCAAGAGTAAGAGTATCTTGTAATTGCACTGCAAGTGGTGCTGTCCATATATAAGCTGCTCCAGTAGAACTAGTTTTTCCATATGAACCTGTTAGTACTGTATCTCCGTTTTTATCTATAGCTACTGCAAAACCATTTTCATCACTAGCAGCAGCGTCATCAGTAGCAATTTGCTTAGCTTGTGACCAAGTTGTTCCAGTTCGTGTGAAAACAAATGTTGAACCAGATTGACTTCCGTTATCATCATCACCATAAGCACCAACAACTAACGCGTTACCAGTTCCACTTAAAGATACACCTCTTCCACCTCCAGCAAAGATATCGTAATCCGCTTCATTTGCATTTTCTAGCTTTGCTTGTTGAGACCATGTTGAACCAGATCTCGTAAATATAAAAGCAGCTCCTCTATTAGTTCCACCTGTATCATCTCTTGATCCAAGTGCAATAGTATTTCCATCAGTGCTCATATCCACCGAATAAGCAAATTCTTGGTTTGCAGCTGCGTCAGATGCTTGAATTTTTGCTTGTTGAGACCATATTGAACCTCCAGAAGAATCTCTTGTAAATACATAAGCAGAACCTGCACTTGACCCATTGCTATCTTCAAAAGGAACACCAACAACTAAGTTGCTTCCGTCACCTGATATAGCCACAGCAAATCCAAAATTATCTCCATCTTCTATGTCGTCTGACTGAAATTTTTGGTCTTCTGTCCATATTGAACCTTCATCAGAATCTCTTGTGAAAACATATGCTTGACCTCTAGCATTACCGCCAGTGTCTTCACCATAAGCACCAAGAACTATTGTATTACCGTCATCAGAAATATCAACAGCGTAACCAAAAAGATCTCCATCGGCAGCATCGCTTGCAGTTAGCGCCGCCTGTTGTGTCCATGTAGTTCCTGATCTTGAGTATACGTATGCTTTACCTGTTCCATTAAGACCACTTCCAGCGCCTTTGGCACCAATTACAGCTGTACTACCATCTTCAGATATTTTAGTTCCTATGCCAAAATAGTCGTTACCACCACCGTCATCTGCTGTT